ATGGTTTAAATTATTTGTAAAAATAGACATAAATAATAAATCACCATTTTGTAATTTTTCATCTGCTCTTAATTCTCTAAAACCAGTACGCCAAGCACATCTTTCAAACATTGGGTCATTATTAAATTCTTCTAAAGTTGTTGGTCTATCCCAATCTTTTAATTCAATATTTAATTCTTCTTTATACCAATCTCTAACTAATGACCAGCAATCAGAAACTCCCCAAGCCCATTCTCTACCAAGTATTGGTGCTTTATAACCTGTAGGCTCACAATATCCCCATTGTTGTGTTTTAGGATTAACAATATGCCATTTTAAATTACTTTGTTCGCAAGCCACTTTATCAGATTGGCTTGCAATTGGTGGAGTTGCTGGATGACTATGAATGACAGCAATAATATCCCCTGTGTTATCTGCTTTAACATAATCTTCAGGGTCAATAATAAAACATTGATAAGATGTCTGAGATAAATTACGACAAGGAAAGTATTTTTCTTTACCTTTAATATTCAATAAAAGTCCACAAGATTCATTAGGGTCTTGTTCTATGGCATGGTTAAGTGCATCTTCTTTCCAATTCATGCAATAAAAGTACCGATTGATGGAAATTCTGCTCTGGTACATTGTCTTTTTGGACAACGTATTCCAGCTAAATCAAAGACAGCAGCCAATTCAAAACTAACCACCTCTCTATTTTCACTAGCTTTTCTGTCAATTTTATAAATTTCTTGAGGAAATTCTGCAGTAGGGTCTGGTGTTCCTAAAGGGTTTACTTGCTGGCTTGAAGTTGTTGTAGTCTGTTGTGTTGTTGTATTTGGGTTATTCATAGTAATTGTGTTGCCCATACCATTCCCATGAACTGTGCAGTAATATCTTAAATCACTAGGAGCAGAGGGATATGCAGGCTGATAAGTTACTGTAGCTCCTGAGTTACCAGCAGTTCCAGAAACAGTTGTTGTCTGTGCTCCTCCAGCATCAGATTTTATTGCCAGAGGGTGTCCACTATTTGAAGCATCTGCCTGATTAAAAATATATGTTGACCCACGTTTCATAGTTATTACAGGATTATTAGAGCCATTAATGGCAAAAATATTAGAACCTCCTACATTTACTACTGTTACTGTATAAGTTATAGATTCAGCATCTGCAGGGTCAGCAATAGTTTCTGTAGTTGTACTGCTTGTTGTTGTTACAGGAAAGTTAACAGCATCAAGATAACGTGCCAATGTTCTTATTCTAGTAACTGTTGCACCAGTTAAATCATTTCCTGTAGTTACTTTGTTTACATTTAACAAAATAGCTGTAATAGTTCCAAGAGCATTACTGACAGTTAATGTAGGTCTTGGAAGTTGACCTTTTTGATAAGCAAAACCTTCTGCCTGTATTGGCATCTTTATATAGGTATTACCAGCCCAAACAATATCACCATTATTATTTAGACTTGTACCATTGTGAAATCTATAGGTCTGAGCAGAACCATGCAAAGAAGCTACAGTTGTAAGGGTAAATAATTCAATAATTGCAGATGGATTTGCTTTTTGTAAATCCGTAATAATTGGTGCTGTACTCATGGTTCAAACACTTCTCGAAATGTAGCTGAAATAGTTGCTCTATCGTTATAATAAATATTTTTTGTCCATTTATCACATACAAATTTCTTAGCTGACCCTTCTTCTGGCGGAGTAAAATCAAAACTTGCTTGGTCATTCGCACGAGCATCTAAAAATGTTTCAATAGTATCTGCATCAGTTTCGGACACATTAAATGTAAGATTATAAATTTTAGGGTTTTGGTTTTCAGCTAATCCAAAAACAATTCTATGTTCATAACCATCTGCAAATCTTACAGTTCTTGAAAATGGTGCACTTCTTTTACTTGTGCCATAAGTAGGTGTTATTGAAGGAAATGTTGCCATTATGCTAATAAGCCTCCGGGTCTTTTCTGTTGTACTATTTCCGATTGTACTGCTGCTGCAATTAATCTACCTAATTGTCTGCCTTCTTCTTCTTCTCCCTCTACAGAACTACCTGAAGCATCTACAGCTACATTAACAACCACATTTCCACCAGTGTTACCAGTTCCCAATTGATTATTTGGAATTATTGTACCAGCAGAATCTGGTACAAATAACTCTGGTCCTTTTTCTCCTACAAGTGACATTTTACCTACAGGAGGTCTCCCACCTTCAGCAAAACTAGCTAATTTTTCAAATGGTCCACCAAAAATTGCACCTAAAGCTGTATTAATACCAAGTCTTAAAAGTTGTCTACCTATATCATTTAATAAAGCATTTGCAGCTTCAGCTAATGATTTAGCTCCCATAACAGCATCAACTAAAGCATCAGAAACACCTTCAGCTATTGTTCTACCCAGATCTTCCATTACCTTTTCTAATTCTTTTGTAGCATCTTGTTGTTTTTTTATTTCAAGTGTATTTAACTTATGTGCTAAATTTTGGTCTTGTAAATCTTTTAATTTTTTTGCTTCATCACCTTCAAATTGTGCTTCAATTTCTGCTATAGCTAATTCATGATCTTTTCTTATTTTTGCTTCTTCAGTTATTTCTTTTTCTAAAATATTTCTTTTTGCCAATGATGCATTAGCTTTTTCTAAATCTTTTACTTGTGTTTCAAAAGCAAGTGTAAGTTCTCTTGCTTCCGCATCAGCAAGAGCTACTTTTAATTCTTCTGTTTTTTCTATTGCCTCTGCAATATCATCTTTTAAACCTTCTCTTGTTGTTCTACCGTCATGCCCACCCATTCTTCGAGCATCTTCTAATGCTTGTTTTAAACTTTCAATTTTAGTTTCAGTTGCTTCTATTTGTGCAGTAATATCTGCTGAACTGCCTTCTTCTAACAACGTATTAAATTCTTTTCCAGCATTATGTGCCTGTAAAAAAGCTGTTGCCAAAAAGCCTAATCCAATGATTAATAAACCAATACCAGTTTGTGCTAAAGCTATTTTAAATGCGTGTGTTGCAATAGTAGCTTTTGTTATTCCACCAGCAGCTAAGAAACTTGCTGCTGCCATTCCTTTTAATCCTGTAGATGCTAATGCAGAAGATATTGCTGCTGCCTGTGCTTGTGCAACAAATTGCGAAACTGCAGTAACAGCAAGTGGGACAATTACTGAAATGCCTTTTATAGCAGCACCAATCCCAAGAAATACTGCTGTAACTTGTCCAGCTTCAGAACGTGCGAAATCAGTTACTGATTGAACTAATTGCGTTAATAATCTTGTTGCATCTAATACTGCTGGTCCTAACAAATCACCTACTGCTATTGATAATGCTTCTAATTCATTACCTAATATTTTAAAAACCATAGTTGGGTCATTTGCCATCAGTTGTTTTAACATATCCCCACTTTCATCTGAAATATTTTTTAATGCCTCTACAACTATTGGTGCTGTTATTTTCCCTTCTGCTGCCATAGCTCTAAGTTGACCAACATTAACTCCTAAAATATCTGCAACAGGTTTTAAAATTGTTGGCATTTGTTCTGCAATACTATTAAATTCATCACCACGCAGAGTTCCTGAACCAAGTGCTTGTGATAACTGAATCATTGCATTTCTTTGTTCATCAGAAGATGCACCAGCTAATATTGCTGCAGTGTTAAAACCAAGCATTACATCTCTAATATCTTGAAATCCAAGACCCATTGGAGCTAATCTTGCTGTTAAATTTGCAACAGCATCCATTGAATCAGTAATACTTAATCCAAATTTTCTTTGTGCTTCTCTAACTAAATCTAAACTTTGTTGATATGTACCTGTTCCAGATGTCAGTAACTTTAATCTCTGTTGCAACTTACCAAAGTTAGCAGAAGCCATTATTGTATTTTTGGCTAATGCTGTTATTCCAATCCCTAATAAAGCTGTTTTTAATCCACCAAAAGCATTTTGTAATCTCCCAGTTTGATTATGAACATTCTGTAAAGCTCTAGTTGCCTGACTCGTGTCAACTCTTAATTGGACAATACTTTGAGCCACTTAATTATATAAAAAATCTATTTCTTATATATTACCTGTTTTTTGCTCTTTGAC